TCCGCGCTCCGGCAAACGCCCCGTGGAGATAGTTGCGGAGTATGGTTACACCGACCGCCGGGTAGAACCGAACGCAGAGACGAGGGAAGCCGTCGCCGCGGTCTTTGATGCCGGCGAGACGGTGACAGACGCGAAGATACTTTTCTTCTACGCACCGGCGCTTGTGAGTAGCGAATGGCATGAGTCGCAGACCTATGTTTGCACCATCGGTGGGCACCGATTTTTTGAGGAGGGGTAACATGGGCTGGGAAAAGGGTCTGTCCGAAGCCGACGTATGGACGATTAAGGCTTTTAGACAAAAACAGGAATGGCCATATGGTCGGAAGGTGGCTCACGCGAGAGAGGTTGCAGAGTTTTTCGTGCAGGAGTGCGAGAAGCGGGGGTTGAATTGCCATGTTTCCGTCGGAGGACTGGACAGCATCACACTGCTACTATTTCTGCGCGATATCGGAATTGACGTTCCTGCTGTGAGTGTCTCAAGCCTCGAAGATGTAAGCATTCAGCGCGTACATAAGCAGCTCGGTGTTGAGCGCTTAAAGCCGGCGCTCCGTTCGGATGGGAAGCCGTGGACAAAGGCGCAGATTCTACAGGAGTTCGGGTTTCCTGTTCTGTCCAAGGAAAAGGCGAACAAAATCTACCTATTACAAAATCCCACTCCTGATAACGCAACAGTCAGACACGCCATAATTACAGGCGAGACAGGCGAATATGGCGGGAACCGTACCAATAGCCGAATGAAACTGCCGCAAAAATGGCTAAATTTGTTCGGCGGATATGAAAACGAGAATGAGGGCGTTGAATATCAAAAACCCAACTTTCTTGTGAGTGACAAATGCTGTTATTACCTCAAGGAGAAGCCCTGTAATGATTGGGCTAAAGAGCACAACAGTGTTCCGTTTCTTGGTCTTATGGCTTCGGAGGGAGGCAGAAGAGAGAAGAGCCTGATGCTCAATGGATGCAATTATTTCGGGGAAACATCCATAAGATCCTGCCCGTTTGCAATATTCACGAGACAAGACCTTTTAAAGCTTGCGACAGAATTAAACGTTCCAATTCCTGAAATATACGGCGAGATTAAGTCGCGTAATCAGAGGTGGGAGGGTGACATAGGAGAGCTGTACACCACAGGAGCGCAAAGGACGGGCTGTTCCATGTGCGGCTTTGGCATACACCTTGAAGAACGCCCACATCGATTTGACCGACTTCGGGAGAAAAACGAAAAAGAGTGGGAATTTTGGATGTACCGATGTGTGACCGACCCAAAGACCAATGACAGATATGGCTGGGGCAGGGTGCTGGACTACATAGGGGTGCAGTGGGAGGACAGATATATCGATTGGAGCGAAAGACAAATGAGTTTTTTTTGAGGAGAAAGAAAATGGCACTTAAATTTGCAATTCAAACCGCTTTTGAGATCCTTGTCGTCGTGCTTATCATCTATGGCTTTTGGCATGAGGACAAGCTCATAGCTTTTGAGGACGACCTCAAAGCAAAAATTTTAAACAGAAAGGAGACAAAACGCAATGGGAAATCAGACGACTAAAAGCCCGTTCGATGTGCAGATCCTTGCTGCCAGGCTAAAAGACCTGATGCGCGAAAGCGTGCCGAAAGTCACGCAGAAAGACCTTGCCGCGACACTCGGCACCGCGCCTAACATGGTATCGGCGTATATGCACGGCAAGAGCTGTCCGTCGCTGCCGATGGCGGTGAACATAGCGCAGTATTTTGATGTGTCAATTGATTATCTCGCCGGCTTGACCGATCATCGGCGGCAGCAAGTAATCGTGTCAGCACCGGCACCGGCACCGAAGCGCGGACGAGACCCGTGGCGCAAAATGGCGATTTGCAACAGCTGTGACTGGCGCAGACGCATGGCAGCGCCGTGCGGCGACTGGGACGGCACGGCATGTATGTACACCCACGAGACCGGGATTTTTCGCGAGTCGCCGCCGGCGGACGATTACTGCGCATATTACAAAAGCCGCCAACGCTGAGTGGGCAGCGAAGACGGCAAAGGTAAAACCTCAACATCATGATAACACGAAGGGAGACTAATGTCAAATGAAGATAAACAGCCTTGAGCTCGAGAATGTAAAGCGTATTAAGGCGGTCAAAATCGAGCCCACCGAAAACGGTCTGACTGTGATAGGCGGGCGTAACGGTCAGGGTAAGACCTCTGTGCTCGACAGCATTGCATGGGCGCTTGGGGGCGATAGATTTCGTCCGTCAGAGCCACAGCGTGAGGGTTCTGTACTGCCGCCCAATCTCAAAATCACAATGGACAGCGGCATCATAGTGGAGCGCACCGGGAAGAACAGCACCTTGAAGGTCACAGACCCTACCGGCAGAAAAGGCGGTCAGCAGCTTATTAACGAGTTCGTTTCTCAGCTCGCGCTGGACTTGCCGAGATTTTTGACGGCATCAAATAAAGAAAAAACCGATACACTGCTGCGCATTATCGGCGTCGGAGACCGGCTCGCACAGCTTGAGCACGACGAGACGGAGCTCTACAACAAGCGTCACATGATTGGACAGATAGCCGATCAGAAACTCAAGTATGCCAGAGAGATGACGGAGTATCCGGATGTACCGGAGCAGCTGATTTCCGCATCCGAGCTTATCAAACAGCAGCAAGGTATTATGGCGCATAACGCCGAGAATAAGCGCAAGCGTGACCGAGCCGCCGAGATACAGCATCACTATGACGCCGTCAACAGCAAAATAAACGGAATCCAGGCTGAGCTTCAACGTCTTATGACGGAGCAGCAGAGCCTTATGGATGACCTCAGAATCGCGAACATGGAGACGGAGCACCTCGAGGATCTGAGCACCGCCAAGCTCGAAGAGGATATCGAAAATGTCGAAAAAACCAACATTAAAATTCGTGCAAACCTCGAAAAAGAGAAAGCGGAAGAGGATGCGAAAGCGTATCAGACTCAGTACAGCCAGCTGACGAACGAGCTTGAAGATGTCAGGCAAAAGAAAACCGACTTGCTCAAGTCCGCACAGCTTCCGTTGCCGGGGCTGTCGGTCAAGGATGGCGAGCTGACATACAACGGCTTCAAGTGGGACAATATGTCCGGAGCGGATCAGCTCAAGGTTTCCACGGCCATCGTGCGCAAGCTCAACCCCAGTTGCGGGTTTGTGTTGCTTGATAAGCTCGAGCAGATGGATCTTGACACTCTTGCTGAGTTCGGCAAATGGCTTGAGTCTGAGGGGCTGCAGGCGATAGCAACGAGGGTCAGCACCGGCGATGAATGCAGTGTCCTTATAGAGGACGGATATGTGGTGAACGAACCGACGGAGACTAAAAAAGCATGGAAGGCAGGACAGTTTTAATGAACATAACATCAGGAATAATCGAAGATGCACAGCGGGTCATAGTTTACGGTCCGGAGGGAATCGGCAAATCAACCTTTGCTTCCAAGTTCCCGGGCGCGATTTTCATCGACACGGAAGGCAGCACAAAGAGGCTGAACGTTAAGCGTTTTGACAAACCGAGCAGTTGGACGATGCTTCTCGAAGAGGTCAAATATGTTCGCGATCACCCAGAACTGTGTATGACGCTTGTCATCGACACAGCGGACTGGTCAGAGCAGCTTGCAAGTAATCATATATGTTCCGTAAATCACAAACAGAGCATTGAGGACTTCGGATACGGCAAGGGCTATACAAAGCTCTACGAAGAGTTCGGCAGGCTTCTTGACCTGCTCAATGAGGTTATATCAAAAGGTATTAACGTCGTGCTGACCGCTCACGCCAAAATGCGTAAGTTTGAGCAGCCGGATGAGCTCGGCGCATACGACCGCTGGGAGATGAAACTTTCAAAAAATGTCGCGCCGATCGTAAAAGAATGGGCAGACACGGTCCTCTTTGTCAACTATAAGACGTTCGTGATAAAGGACGAGAAGACCGACAGCAGAAAGGCACAGGGCGGCAGAAGGGTAATGTATACCAATCATCATCCCTGCTGGGATGCGAAGAACAGATATGGGCTGCCGGACGAGGTCGATTTCGATTTCAGCGTCATCGCACCGTTTATTCCGTCTTCCGGTGCATATGTCGCAGCGGCGCCGGAAGATAAGCCGCAGACGAATGCGCTGCCCGACCCGCCGAAAAAAAGCATAGAGGAGCTCAAGGCAAAAATCGACGAGTTTACCGCCGATGCCGATAAGCCTACCCCGAACACTGAGAACACTGAACCGAGTTCTGGCTTACCGGCAGCGCTGCGTGAACTCATGACGGCGAACAACGTTACCGAAGATGAGCTTAGAAGTGCGGTAGCGTGGAAAGGTTACTTCACTGCCGACACGCCGATTCTCAATTATGGCGAAGCTTTCATTAACGGCTGCCTTATCGGCGCATGGGAGCAGGTCTACGATATCATCGTCAATCATATAAGAAAATTTTAAATAAAAAGGAGTATTAACCATGAACGAAAACTACAACACCAACAGGAACGACGCCCTCGACTGGGACAGTGTAATCGAAGCCGAAAACGAATTTGTACTTCTGCCGGAAGGGGAATATGAATTCACCGTTAAAAGCTTTGAGCGCGGCTATTTCAACGGCTCGGAGAAAATGTCTGCCTGCCCGAAGGCAGAGCTTACGCTTCAGATAGACGCGCCGCAGGGCACAGCAATCGTCAAACATAATCTTTTCCTCTCGCGTAAAACAGAAGGGCTTGTGTGCGCGTTTTTTATCAGTATCGGTCAGAAGAAACACGGCGAACCTCTGAGAATGAACTGGGCACAGGTTGTAGGTTCAAAAGGCCGCTGCAAGATAGGGCAGAGGCTTTACAACGATAATTATTACAATGAGGTCAAGAAATTCCTTGAGCCGGACGAATCCACTCAGCGTCCCGCTTTCACTCCGGGGAATTTTTAATCCTTGGACGCGAGACCTTATCAGCTGGAGGCAGAACGGGCAATATTCAACGAGTGGGCGAGCGGCAATAACCGCACATTGCTTGTCCTGCCGACCGGCACCGGCAAAACAGTCGTTTTCGCTAATGTTGCAAAGCAGTGTGTTCAGAACGGTGAGCGGGTTCTTGTGCTCGCTCACCGCGGCGAGCTGCTTGAACAGGCGGCGGACAAAATACTGAAATTTACCGGCTTGATGTGTGCCACAGAGAAAGCCGAAGAAAGCTGCCTCGGCAGCTGGTACCGTATAACCGTTGGCTCGGTGCAATCTTTACAGAGAGAAAAACGACTCAAACAGTTCGACAGCGACTATTTTGACGCCATAATCATCGACGAGGCGCATCACTGTCTTTCCGATGGTTATCAGCGCGTGCTTGAGCACTTTGGAGACGCGCATGTCTTAGGCGTCACCGCTACGCCGGACAGAGGCGATATGCGCAATCTCGGCACATACTTTGATTCCCTTGCTTATGAATACACTCTTCCGCAGGCTATCAAAGACGGTTATCTTTCGCCTATAAAAGCCCTCACGATTCCTTTAGCTCTCGACTTAACGGGCGTATCTATGCAGAACGGGGATTTCAAGGCGGCCGATATCGACAACGCCCTGGATCCGTATTTGTATCAGATTGCCGACGAGATGATAAAGAACTGTAAGGAGCGCAAAACAGTCGTGTTTCTGCCGCTTATAAAGACCTCGCAAAAATTTCGGGATATTCTGAATGAGCGCGGTTTCAAGGCTGCAGAAGTCAACGGCGGAAGTCAGGACAGAGCGGAGATAATCGAAGCGTTTGAGCGCGGCGAATATAATGTGCTCTGTAACTCCATGCTCTTGACGGAAGGCTGGGACTGCCCGGCGGTCGATTGCGTCATCGTGTTAAGACCGACAAAGGTCAGAAGCCTATACAGTCAAATGGTCGGGCGCGGAACGCGCCTTGCACCTGGCAAAAAGGATCTTCTGCTACTCGATTTCTTGTGGCATACAGAGCGCCATGAACTTTGTCATCCTGCTCATCTGATATGTGAAAACGAAGAGGTCGCAAAAAAGATGACGGAGAATATCGAAGCGGCAGGCTGTCCGGTCGATATTGAGGCTGCCGAGCAGCAAGCGGAGAGCGATGTTGTCGCTCAGCGTGAAGAAGCTCTTGCGGCGCAGCTCAAGGAAATGAGGAAGCGCAAGCGCAGACTTGTCGACCCGCTGCAGTATGAAATGTCGATTTCTGCGCAGGATCTTTCAAGCTATGTCCCGGCATTTGGGTGGGAATGTGCTCCGCCGACGGAAAAACAGATTAAAACGCTCGAAAAGCTCGGTATATTTCCCGACGCAATCGAGAACGCCGGCAAGGCAAAGCTTCTGCTTGACCGCCTCAGCAAGCGCCGCGAAGAAGGTCTCACAACGCCGAAGCAGATACGCTTTTTGGAATCTCGCGGTTTTCTGCATGTAGGCGAATGGAGCTTTGACGCTGCGACAAAGATGATAAATCGCATAGCTGCAAACGATTGGCGTGTTCCGCGCGGCATTGTGCCTAAAGACTATAAACCGGAGGCAATGACGATATGACAGAGGAAAAGCTCGATCTGAAAGAGCTGATAAAATACATAGATCCGGCTGCTTGCACATATTCCGAATGGGTGGAAGTCGGCATGGCGCTTAAGCATGAGGGATACAGCTGCGATGACTGGGATGAATGGTCACGCCCGGACAAGCGCTATCATGCCGGCGACTGCGAAAAAAAGTGGAATACCTTCAACGGTGCCGCTGCACCGGTTACGGCGGGGACTATCGTTCAGATGGCAAAAGACAACGGCTGGCATTTTCAGGCAGATGACGGCGCACTCGATTGGGACAGCGTTATCGGAGAACAAAAGGATGATCTTGTTCTTGTTGACAAAAGCTGGATTGAAGGCAAGGAGTTGAATATTCCCGACAAATGGAATCCCGTAGAGCAGATTACCAAATATCTCGAAACGCTCTTTGAGGCAGGGGAGACGGTCGGTTATGTCACCGAAAGCTGGGAAAAAGACAGTAAATACCTGCCGACGAAAGGCGTGTATACCAGGACTGCGGGAGAGCTTATAGAGGCTCTGAGCAAATGCGAGGGCGACATAGGTCGCGTAATAGGCGACTGCAAGCCGGAGGCGGGGGCGTGGATACGCTTCAATCCTCTGGACGGCAAAGGCGTCAAAAATGAAAATGTGACGGAGTTCCGATATGCTCTGGTCGAATCCGATACGACCGACATCACCCATCAAAACCAGATAATACGCGAGCTCGAGCTGCCGATTGCCTGTCTCGTTTACAGCGGAGGAAAGAGCCTGCACGCCATTGTACGTATCGATGCCGCAAACTTTGACGAATACCGCAAGCGTGTTGATTACCTCTATGATGTGTGCAAGAAAAACGGCATAGACATCGACCGCCAGAACAAAAACCCGTCCCGATTGAGCCGTATGCCGGGCGTAGAGCGCAACGGGAAGAAGCAGTACCTGCTCGACACAAACATCGGCAAGAGTTCATGGAACGAATGGAAAGAATGGATTGAAAGCATAAACGACGACCTGCCGGATCCGGAGAGCGTCGCCGATGTGTGGAACGACCTGCCGGAGCTTGCGCCGCCGCTTATAGACGGAGTTCTGCGGCAGGGACACAAAATGCTTGTCGCAGGACCGTCAAAGGCCGGCAAGTCTTTCGCGCTGATAGAGCTGTGCTGCGCCATAGCCGAGGGGCGCGAATGGCTGGGCTTCAAATGTACCCAGGGCAAGATAATGTATGTCAATCTCGAGCTTGACCGTGCGAGCTGTCTGCACCGTTTTAAAGATGTCTATACAACGCTCGGCTGGGCTGCGGAAAATCTGCACAACATCGATGTGTGGAACCTGCGCGGCAAGTCCATTCCGATGGATAAGCTCGCGCCGAAGCTCATCAGACGCGCCGCAAAGAAAAACTATATCGCCATTGTCATTGACCCGATTTATAAAATCATCACAGGCGATGAAAACAGCGCAGATCAGATGGCGCATTTCTGCAACCAATTTGACAAGGTCTGCACCGAACTCGGGTGTGCGGTAATCTACTGCCACCACCATTCCAAAGGCGCTCAGGGCGGCAAGAGGAGCATGGACAGAGCATCCGGCAGCGGAGTGTTCGCCCGCGACCCCGACGCGCTGCTCGACCTCATAGAGCTTGATATAACCGACGGTATCCGCAAACAGCAAGAGGACAAGGCACAGCAGGAAATCTGTCTCAAATGGATGCGCCGCTTCAAGCTGCCGGAACCGTCGCAGGACGAAGAGAATACCGCGCACGAGCTGCTCAAAATGTGCGGCGAGAGTCTGTCTCCGGCATCCCGCGATCTTATGCTTGCCGAAGTCAGAACAGCGTGGAACAGCATAGAGCAGCGTACCGCGTGGCGCGTCGAGGGCACCCTGCGTGAGTTCCCGAAGTTCGCTCCGGTCAATCTTTGGTTCGATTACCCCGTGCATCGGATAGATGATACCGGCGTGCTGGAGAATATAAAGCCGGATAGCGATTTTAATTCGAAAAACTCGCCTTTCAGGAGAAACTTCAGCAGCAAAAAGACCTCATCCGAGCGAAAAAAGGATAGAACAAGCAGCATAGAAACTGCTTTCGATGCCTGCAATATGGATGGACGGGTAACAGTGAATGAGTTGTCTGAATATCTCGGAGTAACAGCGAAAACGGTTCGCAAAAGGTTGACAGAGCATGGTGGTTTTTGGATTGACGACGGAGAAGTTGGAAAGAAAAACAAGGGAAAAAGTCGATAAAATTTCCCGTTCCCTACAAGGGAAAAAGTCGAATGGTTATCGAAAAATTCCCTCACAAGGAAAAAGTCGATAAAAAATCGAGAAATTCCCTCTGAGGGAAAAAACACTTATATATTTCATATATAAGTGGGGAATGTCCCTTCCCTCAAAGTCAAGGGAAAGAAGTGTGGCGGCTTAGGCTGCCGCCGCACACAACTTCTTCCCTACCTTGACAAGGGCGATTTTCAAAAACAAAAAAGAAAGGAAACAAAAATGACAACTGAATTTTTTATGCCGATGCATCCGCCCACGGTAACGCATCATGACAAAAAGATAACCGTCAAAAACGGTAAGGCGATAATGTACGATTCGACCGAGCTGAAAGCGGCAAAAGGGAAGCTGACGGCACACCTGGCAGAACACATTCCGCAGGAACCGTATTCGGGCGCAGTCAGGCTGATGGTCAAATGGTGTTTCAGCAATACAGGGACGAAACACGGAGACGGGGAATGGAAAACCTCGAAACCCGATACAGACAATCTTGAAAAGGCCTTGAAGGACTGCATGACCCGCCTGCACTTTTGGAAGGACGATGCGCAGGTCGCATCGGAGATCAGCGAAAAGTTTTGGGCTGCCGTGCCGGGAATTTATGTGAGAATAGAGGATCTGCCATGCTGAAACAAATAACTCAGGAAGAGACCAACAGGCGCTACATACGGGAGCAGACAAGCGACCGGGACACACGCTGCCTGAGATGTTATTACTGCTGCAAGATATTCGAGGCAGATGATAATGACCGGCACGACTGTCCGCGATGCGGCCGAGAACTCATTGAAATGGGATTTTTGAAAGTGAGTGATGGCAGTGCCTGAGATGTGCCCGAATGAGCATTGCGTGTTTCTCGTCCAGACCGGCGGAGAAAAGCCTCTGTGCCCGTTTTGGCATTGTCTGAAGCCGGAGATTGAAAAGCACGATAAGACCCGAGAGGAGGCTGTCAAATGACGCTTAAAGAGTTGTCGCAGCTGTACTACCTTGACAAGGAGATAGAGCTCGACAGGGAGCGGCTTGCGGAGCTGCGGGCAAATTTGCTCTGTCCGAGGTCGCCGAACTACGACGGTATGCCGCATAGCCCGAACCCTGAGCCTGCGCTTGAACGCTGCATAGCGGAGATAACGGATCTCGAAGCTATAATCCAGGCTAAAATCGAGCAGCGCATATATGAGCGCAGCCGACTTGAGCGCTACATATCGGACATTCCCGACAGCCTGACCCGGCAGATATTCACGCTGCGCTTTATCGAGGGACTGACATGGGAAGATGTGGCGGCAAAGACTGGCGGTAATAACACCGCTAAGAATTGTAGCAATATTTGTTATCGCTATATTCGGCAAAGTTGAGGACAATGAGGAATTCATTTCTGTTAGCATTAGGATGAAGAATGTTACCGATATTCTATTCTTCATTTTTATGTCCCCTTTCACACACGCCTGCCCCGCGGCGTCATAAATAGCGGGGCCTTTGAAATGTAAAAAGCAAAGACGGTGCGAAATCGCGACGCCTGCATGACTTATTCGTTTTTGATTCGTATGATGATCTCTTTGCGGTCAAGGTCAACGACCTTTTCGAGCTGCACACCGGTTTCGGTAAAGCCGCATTCTCTTGCTTCGGCAGAGCCGATGTTGATAGTGTAGCTTGTGATATGACCGTGGTTTCCGCGCTTCGGGGACAATTTGATTGGTTTTACTGTCATCTTAGACATCCTTCCTTGCGAGAATTATGATTGCGCACACGCCGCATATTGCTGCAAAAACGCTGATGATAATGCCAGGTATGTAACTGACGAATCTCGATATGCACCAAAGCGCCATGCTTGCGACGATGAAAATGATTGCAATAATAATACTTGATTTTTTCATAATCCTTGCATATAATAAAAATAGATGGTAGGGAACGACTGTCACTCGTCCGTGCCATGTGGGTTTTCCTTCTTTTTTGCAGGTCTTTATAAGTTCGATTATAACTGATAAGATCTTGCAAATTGAAGTGATCAACTCATAAGTTGACATATGCATTACTCCTTCCTTAGAGACTTGCGAGGTGTGAATAGCTGCGCTCGCTGTACCCCTATTATAGCGTAGAGTAACGCTATGTTTACCAAAAAAATTAAAAAAATTTTTTATTTTTTTACACCCGAAAGGGTGTTTTTTTATTTCAAGTTATTAGGAGGTGAACCCATGACCGACAAGCAAAGGCGGTTTGCAGATGAGTACATCATCGACTGCAACGCGACAAGAGCATACAAGGCTGCTTATCCACGGATAAAATCGGATGATGCTGCGAGAGCCAATGCGTCAAGGCTGCTAACAAATGCTAATGTTAAAGCCTACATCGAAGCAAAACTCGATGAGCTGAGCTCGAAAAAGATAGCCGACGCGCAGGAGGTCATGGAGTACCTCACCGCCGTGATGCGCGGAGACAGCACGGCGAGCGTCGTGGTTGTGGAAGGTCAAGGCGACGGCTGCAGTGCGGCAAAGGTGCTGGATAAGCCGCCGGACGAAAAAGAGCGCCTGAAGGCTGCGGAGCTGCTTGGCAAGCGTTTCAGCCTGTTTAAGGATGGAATTGAAGTCTCCGTCAACGCGCCGCAGATTATCGACGATATAGGAGGCGGCTAATATGGCCGTCAGGCTTACTGACATAATCGCGCCGTCGTTTTATGAGGTGCATCGCGATGTGTGTGCTGGGCAGCATACGCACTATGTGCTTAAAGGCGGGCGCGGAAGCACGAAGAGCAGCTATATATCGCTTGAAATTGTCTGCGGCATCATTAAAAACCCTGACGCGCACGCGATCGTGTTCCGCAAAATTGCAGATACGCTGCGGGACAGTGTTTTTGCACAAATGCTGTGGGCTATTGATAAACTGGGCGTGTCGCAGTATTTTAAAGCGACGGTCAGTCCGATGAAAATCACATATCTGCCGAGCGGGCAAACGATTATGTTTCGAGGTCTTGACGATCCGATGAAAGTCAAGTCCATAAAGATCCCGTTCGGCTATTTTCGTTATATCTGGTTTGAGGAATGGAATCAGTTTTCCGGGATGCGGGAAACTGATAACGTGCTGCAGTCGGTCATGCGCGGCGGCAGTAAATTCGATGTTTTTTATTCATACAATCCCCCCGAGTCGTTGCGGGCATGGGTGAATGATGAGGTACGCGTTGAGCGCGCCGACCGCCTGATACATCACAGCACATATTTGACTGTGCCGCAGGACTGGATAGGCGCGCCGCTGCTGTTGGAGGCGGAGCACCTGAAACAGCACTCGCCGGAACGATATAGGCACGAGTTCCTCGGGGAAGTCACCGGCACGGGCGGCGAGGTATTCCGGAACATCAGTATCCGACCTATCACCAATGAAGAGATTGCGCGGTTTGACCGTATCAGGCGCGGCATAGACTGGGGCTATGCGGTTGACCCGTTTGTTTTTATATCGTGCAACTATGACAAGCCGCGCAGGCGGCTGTACATATACGACGAGATATACGCGGCGGGCATGAGCAACAGACTTGCCGCCGACCGTATAAAATCTCGTGGAGTTGCCGGCGAAATTATCGCAGACTCCGCCGAACCGAAGTCTATAGCGGATATGTATGAATACGGCCTGAGAGTCAGAGGCGCACGCAAGGGTCCGGACAGCGTGAAGCACGGCATAGAATGGCTGCGCGACCTCGACGAAATAATAATAGATCCCGCCCGCTGTCCAAACGCGGCGCGGGAATTTTCATCGTATGAGCTCGAACGGGATAAGGACGGCAATTATAAGGCGAACTATCCCGATAGAGACAACCACACGATTGACGCCACGCGCTACGCCACAGAGAACGACCAGCAGAATGTGAGGGTAACTTAATGATTAACAATATGGACTTGATAAGAGAAAAGCTCGCGTATCACCATACGGCTACGGACGATGAGATTATCAAAACCGTGCTTAAAAATGCGCGGGAAGACCCGGAGTATCTGGCGGCATGCGAGGGACTCCGATATTATCGCGGTATGCAGGACATTCTGCAGAAAGATTTCCGCGAGACGGTCGTCTACGAAGAAGACGAAAATAGCCCGGCGGGCATAAAGCGCGGCGGCGTTAAGATAATCAACGAAAACAATTCGAATCACCACAATGTGCATAATTTCCATGCGCTGATGGTCGACCAGAAGGTCGCGTACATTCTCGGCAAGCCGCTTTCCGTCTCTGTTGAGGGCGCAAATGACGGAGCGGGCAGTGTGGATGAAAGCCTGAAAGCTTTTGAGGACGCAGTCACCGCAGTGACCTCAGACGAGGCTTTTGTGGACATGCTCCCCGACCTCGCGACAAATGCGTCGAATTGTATCGTCGGATGGCTGCATGTCTATTACTCGGCAGCCGGCAAGCTTTGTTTTGTTGTTATCCCAACAACGGAATGTATTGCCTGCCGCGATATGAGTTATCAGCAGGTGATTACCGACTTTTTCCGCCACTATAAAATAACCGTCGTGCAAAACGGCACAGAGACGGAGCGGGAGCGGGTAGAGTGGTGGACTGCGACAGGGGTAAAACGCTATGTCGAAAACGATGCCGGGGAGTTTGTGCTCGAAAGCAACAGCCCGCACTGGTATAACGAGCAGATAATCAACGATGAGCGCGTCTCGGTTGAGGCAAAATCGTGGGGAAGAATCCCGTTTGTTCCGCTTTATAACAACTCTGCGCATCAGACCGACCTTTCGCGCATCAAAGGGCTACTTGATGCATATAACCTGATATCTTCTGCGTCGACGAATAATCAGATAGATCTCGTCGAGCTCTACTGGATGATACAGGGATACGGCGGAGAGACTGCAAAAGCGATACAGCAGAAGCTGCAGATAAACAAGGCAGTGTCAATAAGCGATCCGTCCGGCAAGATAAGCGCGGAGCAGGTCACGCTGAATGTCACCGAGCGCCTCGCCTGGCTCGATATGCTGCGCCGGGACATATACCATATAGGGCGCGGTATTGATATGAACGATGAAAAGCTCGGCAGCGCGCCGTCAGGCGTCAGTCTGAAATTCCGCTACACCCTGCTTGACCTCAAGGCTGACCCGCTTGTCTCGAAGTTAAAGGTCATGCTGAAAGAGCTGTCATGGTTTATTACGCAGGATATCAACCTGAAGAACGGTACCGACTATGACTATACGCTTATCAAATACGATGTCCACAAGTCGATGATAGTCAATGACGCGGAGACGGTGGATATAATCCAGAAGTCGCAGGGGCTTGTGCCCGATAAGATGCTTTTAGCAAAGCACCCGTTTGTTGATGATGTCGCGCAGGCGTATGAAGAGCTGCAGAAGCAGCGCGAGGAAAACGCAAAGATGTTTATCGGCGACGATGACGACAAGGACGATTCCGAAAAGGATGATGAATAATGCGCTCTGATCTCTATTGGGAGGAGCGGGCACTGCAGCGCGAGGAATATGCCCGACGTGCCTCGACGCGGGCTATAAAGACAAAAACCGTCAAGTTATACGCCAAGGCGCAGAAAGACCTCGACGCCCGCATAAACCGGATATTTTCGCGTTATGCGGCAAACAGTGAATTGACGCCGGAAGAAGCTCGTCGGATGTTGAACACCAAAGAAGCGGAAGCGGAATTGGAAGCACTGCGCAAAGATCTCAATAACATAAAAGACCCGGTCATAAAGAGAAAAGCACTTGCTCGTCTCAATGCGCCGGCATACGCCGCGAGGATAAACCGCCTTGAGGCTTTGAAAGCCAATATCGAGACGGAAACGGCATTGCTTGCCGACCGGGAGAAGCGGGAACTCAAGCGGCTGCTTGAAGACGTGAGCGGGGATACATACTATCGCAGCATATATGACACGCAGATCGGCACGGGATTAGGCTTTGAGTTCTCAGCCCTGTCGAAAGGTGCCGTAAACACCATAGTAAATGACCGATGGAAAGGCACGAATTTTTCCGACCGTATCTGGCAGAACACATCCGCGCTTGCCAACAGCGCATACGGTATTGTGGCGCGTGGAATTATGACGGGAGCGGGTCCGCAGGTAATGGCGCGCCAGCTCGCCGACGCTATGCAGTCCGGAATGTACAGCTCGATGCGGCTGATACGCACCGAGACAAACCGTGTGCATAACGCCGCCGAAAAGGTGGCATACGAAGAGGAAGGCATAACGGAATACAGATTTCTCGCCACCCTTGACGGGCGCACCTGTGATGTCTGCGGCACTTTAGACGGCAAGACTTTTCCGGTCTCCGAAGCGAAAGAGGGCATAAACTATCCGCCGCTCCATCCGAACGACCGCTGCACTACAACGGCGGTCATAGAGGGACAAAACCGAGCCGAACTCAAACGCCGGGCATTGGATCCCGAGACCGGGAAAACCGTGCTTATTCCGGCGGAAACGACATATGAAGAGTGGCTTGCGGATAATATAAATCCTCTTACCGGGAAGCTTAAATATTACCCGCCCAAGACTTTGACGCAGGTGTCCTCCTACAACAGAGACCAGTTCGAGCGATATTCGGCAGTCTTGAAAGAAAATGTGCCGGATTCTCTTGATGAATTCTTAAAAATAAAGTATAATGATCCTGAAAAGTGGAAGACGCTTAAAAGGCAATACCGCTTTGTGAATCAATACAAGATAGATTCAGGCAATTTCTCTACTGATGAAATCTTGCGGTTTGATAAAAAGGTTATTTATGAGAAGCGACTGAAATTTACAAGCGGATTTAAAAGAAGCGGAAACATTGCCGGTGCATATATCGATGATGATTTTGACAATATGTATTATGCGCATAGCGCTATATCCAAAGTGGAAGATAGCAGAGGATATAAAGGAACCGGAAAATTAGTTTTACTTAAAGAAGCTCGCCGCTTTAAATATATAGATGTTCCCAAAATGGACGGAACAATAAGAAAAGAAACCTACAATGATACTGAAGCAAAGCTCTTCGAGTTCTTCGCCGATTTGTATGAAGCGAGCCCTTTTAAAAAGATATGTATGCTTTCCGAACGCGGAATGTGCGATAGCTGTAAAGGGGTAATGCAGCAATTTAAAGAACTATACCCGGATGTTGAGGTAAATGTTATCTCAAACAAAAAGGTTGAAGGAAATGTTTGGAAAGAAAGGATGAGAAAAAGATGAAGTATGACCTTGATTATCAGTGGGCAAAAAATTTTCTTGAAAGCCGTTTAAGCACGGGTATACAGCCGAAAACGGGGGATTTGCTCGAAAACTCATATCTTACAGAATTCGATCAGGATATCCTCAAAGAAGCTGAGCGCCTTAACGCGGTACTTCCGCTGATAAAGTGGGAAGTGGACAACAACGATCTCAGCGAAGCCATGAGCGATGAGCTCTATCTCTACTATGAGGATTTGCTCAAAGGTCGCCTCGACGGAATACTGGACGAGGAAGAAGCCCCGATTATCATAAAAGACCTCACCGAGAGCTATATAAAAGCTTTCGGAAAAGATACTCTTGACGAAGAGGATCAATAATAAATAACAAGCCGCCAAGCGAAAGCGAGGCGGTTTTGTCATATCACAACATAATAATTACAGCGTTTTGCAGTCAAATGCAAAGCGCTGTTTTTATATCCAAATTTATCCGCCACCCGGAGCAAAATGGTGTCGCGCAATATTGGGACTGGCCAAGTAAAAAGGGAGCGCGGGAAAGGACAGACATGGACTGGCTTAAAGACATTTTAGGCGACGCACACACCGAGGACATCGACAAGAAGATAGCGAGCTATATCGGCAAGAACTTTGTTTCAAAAGCAGATTTTCGCGCCGAGTCCGACAAGGTCAAGAACCTTGAGGGTCAGATAGCAGAGCGGGACGGTCAGCTTGAAGAGCTCAAAAAGGTTGATACCGCCGGGCTGCAGGCAACGATTACACAGCTGCAGAACGAGAACAAGCAGGCTAAGGCTAAGTATGACAGCGATATCGCCGCCATGAAGCTTGACTCCGCTATCGATGCCGCTATTACAGCCGCCAAGGGCAAGAACGCAAGAGCGATAAAAGCTTTGATAACGCCCGGCAGCGTGAAGCTCGACAAAGACGGCAAGCTCGAGGGCTTTGACGATCAGCTTAAAGCAATCAGAGAAAGCGACGCCTATCTCTTTGACAAAGTCGAAACCAGACAGAGGGGCGGAGACCCCGACCACGGAGGCGGAGACCCCGAACCGGGCGAAGCCCCCGAAAACTATGCCGATTATGTGAATTGGCGCAAAAATCAGTAAAAACGGAGGATTTAACAAATGTCAAACAAATTTCTGACTCCTCAGATAGTCGCGAACGAGGCTCTTATGGTGCTCGAGAACAATCTCGTTGCTGCCGACCTTGTCCATAAGGACTATTCCAAGGAGTTCGCGCACGTCGGTGATACCATCACCATCCGCAAGCCCGCGAAGTTTTCCGCGAAGAACTTCGTCGGCGAAACCGTAGACCAGAACGTGAACGAGGGCAGCGTCAAGGTGACCCTCGACCATTTCCGCGATGTCACCGTTCCGGTCACTTCCAAGGAAATGACCCTTGACATCAAGTCATTTTCTGAGCAGATCATATCTCCTGCGGTGCAGGCCATATCCCAGGCCATCGACAGCGATATTATCGCCGAAGGCATCGCAAACGCCGGCAACACCGTGAGCGGCACCGCGAACGCGGCCGACCTCAAGGACATTGCCAACATTGCCAAGGCATTTGACCTCAAGGGCGTACCGATACAGCAGCGCAGACTGCTTGTCAACCCGACGCACAAGTATCGCTATCTGACCACGGAAAACCTCTCGAAGGTCGCATATGCGGGCAACTCCGACGCCCTGCGTTCGGCGGAGCTCGGTTCTATTTATGGCCTTGACACCTATATGTCACAGAATGCCCCCGATACCCTCGCGGCAACTGCGGGCACTGCGACCGCTGCAAAAGTCTCCTGCACCGCAGGCGAGACTAAGGTCGCACTCTCGGATGTCACTGCGACGACCGGCACCTTTAAAAAGGGCGACGGCTTTATCCTCGACGGCTATCTTTACAGATTTGCCGCCGATGCAACTGCCGCAAGCGGCGCGGTCGCCGAGGTCGCGATAGATCAGCCTATCCACCGCACTATTGCCTCGGACGCGGCGGTCAAGGTGTATCTCGTCAAAACGACCCACTCCCTCGCATTCCACCGCAACGGCCTTGCACTCGTCACTCGTCAGCTTGAGCTGCCTATGGGCGCGAATAATGCGGCTATTGCCTCGAGCAGGAACGGTCTTGCTATCAGAGTCGTATATGACTACGACATCAAGCACAAGACCGACCGCGTCAGCTTCGATATCCTGTACGGCGTCAAGACCCTTGACAGCGACATGACTGCAAGGCTGGTGGGCTGATATGACGGAGCAGAACAAGGCCGACCTCATAGCCCGGATGCGCGTGATGTTGGGTAAGGAAATGTCGCTGCCGGCTGCCCGGTATCTGCTGGATAGCGTCGAGTCCAAGGTATTGCGATATACCAAGCGGCATGAGCTTGTCCCCGGTCTTGATCTGCTTGTGGCGGAGATAGCCGCGCAGCGTTACCGCACGCAGCAGCCGGGCTCTACCGATGCGGCGCAGACCGTCGCGAGCATAACGGACGGCGACCAGAGCGTGAGCTTTAAGCACAGCGACTCAGACCTCGCCACGGCGGCGGAGCTGAGCGACAGCGAAAAGGCGATGCTCAATGAGTGGAGGAGGCTTTTCTGGTGAAGATCCCCGACGCCTTCAGACGCGCACAGCGCGCCGTATTTCAGGACAAAACAGTCGAGCATTATAAAGCCGTCAAACAGACAGGAACGCTCGGCAGCGAAACAGTGAAGCCCGCAGAAACACCTGCGGGCTCTTTTACTGTCAACTTCCGACTCGTTACCGACGCTGTGCAGGCGCAGGAATGGGGGCTGCAGTGCAACAAAGACGTCACCTTTTCAACATCCGATACGCTCGCTGTCGAGAAGGGCGACTATGTGAAATACGGTGGCGCTTATTACCGAATCACCGAGATCCAGCCGCACGACAGCCACACGCTGTATCTTTGCAAGGCGGTGAGCCATGAGCATTGAGGTTAAGGGTCTCGGTGAGCTGGCAAAAAAGCTCGCAAAGCTCGGCGGCGCTGATACCGCCATATCAAACGGTACGCGCGAAGCGGCGCGAATAGTCAACAACAGTGCGAAAGAGCTGTGCCCGGTAGATAACGGCGACTTGCGCGCGTCGCTGCATACCGACTACAAGCGCGAGGGTAGCAAGCATATCGGCAGCGTATTGACCAATGTTGAATACGCCGCCTATGTGGAATTCGGTACGGGTCCTAAAGGTAACGGCACATATCCTTATGAGCTCCCGGGCGGGATCCATTACAAGGCGGACAAGTGGCGCGGCAAAATCCCTGCTGTCGGCTGGCGAATGATAAGCGGACAAAAGGCGCAGCCGTATCTTTATCCTGCGCTTATAAACAATCGCGAGGCAATACTCGGGTGCTATAAGCGCGCGATACAACAGGAAATAAATCGTAAAGGCGGTCAGAAAAATGGTTGATATCGAACAGGTGACTTATGATGTGCTTTCACTCGCCGTACCGGGCGTGAAATGGTCTGCGGAATATCCGCAGAGCTTTGAACGGCACGGTTTGATAAAGCAGATGGATAACTCCGTTAAAATGCCATCCTCTTCGCGTCCGGACCACTTTTCCCGGATCGCCGTGCAGATTCAGGTGTGGATGGCTACGCCGGAGGGCAGAAACGAGGTCGAGAGACAAGTTGACGATGCAATGCTCCGCCTCGGTCTGCTTCGCGGCAGTCCTAACCACCTTGAGGACGAACAGCAGGACGGTACGGTGTTATACCGCACCGTCCTGCTTTATAACGGAGTCTACGACAACAACACGAAGCGGTTTTACCGCAGTTAATAAGGAGGTAAGTACAAATGGAAGATTATCAGACTTCTATAGGCGTGATTCTGAAAATGGGCGCGAGCGCAGAAGCGGCAGCTGAAGTTCCCGGTCTGCTTGATTTTCCCGATATGCTCGGCGAATCGGACAAAATCGACGTGACCACGATGAAGGACACGCAGAGAAAGTATAAGCCCGGGCTTTCCGACCCCGGGGATATGGCGTTTACTTTCGGCTATGAGGGGATGAAGACCGGCACGAACTGGGCGACCCTCAAGGGAGCTAAGGATGCAGACAAGACCTTTATTCTGCTGTTCCCGGACGGTTCCGGTTTCACATGGACAGGCAGAGTGTCACTTTCGATGCCCGGAAAGGGCGTCGCAGAGGCGCTGACCTTTACTGCAAAAATCACTCCATCGTCGGATATAGAGGAATATACCTCGTCCGGCGGCTAAAGAACACATCGGCGGGGGAAACTCCGCCGAAAATTTAAAATAAGGAGACAACAACTATGCTTACTGCGTGTAATGCACCTTTTTATAGATTGACCGCCGGCGAGAAGGAGTACAAGCTCAAGCTCACGACGGCGACAAAAATCGAAGTGGAAGACCGTATAGGCTGCAGCCTGCTTGAAGCTCTTGACAAGCTGGCATACACCAAGGTCTTTGCAGTGACCCTCTGGGGCGCGCTGCAGAAATACCAGGCGAATATGACGCTCCCCAAGACATATGAGCTCATCGATGCGCTTGAAGCCGAGGGCTTTACCCTCGAGGACAGAGCGGACACATTCCTCGGCATTATGAAGGTGTCCGGTTTTTTTACACCGGAACAGATAGCGGACATGGAGCGGGAGGACGAGGAGCAGGAGATAGAGTAATCTTCTCCTCGGCGACCGAGTGGGTCGCGGATCTCAAACCTCGCGCTTTTGCGGTCGGGATAACCCCGGACGAATTCTGGAGCATGTCGGCCGGAGAGGTTGAGGACCTTATATCCGCAAGACAAAAGGCAGAAAATGTGCGGCGTAAATGGCAGTTACAGCTGATATGGAATCTCGGGCAGCTTGATTCTTTTGCGTTTAACGACCCGAAAAAATATCCTACGCTTGAAAAGGCGTTCCCGTCAGCTTTCGGCATGCAGCAAACCGGGTGGATGGTAATCAAAGCTCGGATGTCCGCTTATGCCAAATCAAAGAACGCCGCAAGGCACAGGGCAGGTGAGAAAAAATGACAGTTGAAGAACTGCAAGTGCTGATTACAGCAAACACCAAGGACTTTAACGCCAAGATTGATAAGGCGAACAAGAGGCTGGGGTCGCTTGAACAGCAGGCAACGCGCACGGGAGCGGGTGTCGGAAAGCTTTTTACAGGCATAAAAACGACCGCTGCCGTTGCGGCTATACAGAAGGTAGTAAGCGAAGTCAAGAAGCTGACGGACGCATATGCGGAAAATGAAGCTGCGCAGATGGGCTTGTCGAGCATATTAACTGCGCAGGGAAAAGACCTGAACGCCGCGAAAGCGTGGCTCAAATCGTACACTAAAGACGGTCTTATCCCGATGATGGACGCTTACACCGCGTATAAGAGACTCGCGGCGGCAGGGTATTCCGACGAGCAGACACAGTCCATACTGACCAACCTGAAAGACTCAGCGGCATTTAACCGTCAGGGCAGTATGACGATGGGCGAAGCCATCAAGAGCGCAGCCGAAGGTATCAAAAACGAAAACAGCATTCTTGTCGACAACGCCGGCGTTACAAAAAACCTGTCCGTTATATGGGACGAATACGCGGCATCGATAGGCAAGACTGCAGCAACGCTGACCGACGCAGAAAAGCGCATAGCTACGACACAGGGCATCATGCGGGAGACGGCATTCCAAACCGGAGATGCCGCGAAATATGCGAACACCCTCGCAGGAGCGCAGGCTGCTTTGAAAGCTCAGACAAAAATGTTGTCAAGCGCGCTCGGGTCGATGTTTGCGCCGGCTTTGCAGCAGTGTATTCCGCATGTCACGGCGTTGCTTGAAAGATTGACCGCCCTCGCCGAAAAAGCCGGGCAAGTCATGGCCATATTGTTTGGCACGTCAAGTGCAACGAGCCGGACATCGTCAAATACCTCCAAGCTCGCCAACAGTACACAGCAAGTGTCCACAAACCTCGGCAGTGCGGCGAAAAAGGCGAAGGATTATAAAAACGCTTTGCTCGGCATCGATGAAATCAATCGTCTCGGAACGCCGGATACCGGATCTGATAGCGGCAGCGGAGGCGGAAGCAGCACAACGGTATCGAGCGGAGGAAACAATTTTAAGAGCCCATTTTCCAACGCTGACAGTGTTATTGACCCGAAGCTTGCAGAGCGCGCAGAGGAGCTGAAGCAGAAATTCAAGAAGGTCAGAGAAGAGCTTGAAAAATGGGAACCGGCGTTTATCGGAGCCGGTACTGCAATAGGTTCGTTCCTGCTTATTTTTGAAGGTGCCAAGCTTTTCAAAAAGATAAAAGACCTTGGGGGGATTGTTTCCGCTTTTAAGTCTTTAAAGTTCGTGAGCAAGCTGTCTACAATAGGCGCGAGCATCAAAGGTGTTTTTACTGCATTAGGTACTGCGCTTGGCGCAAGTGCCGGAGCTGCGACTGCTGTAGGTGTTGCTGTGGTTGCTGCGGTAGCCGTGGCAATTGCGGCGGTGGTTTTACTGATAGTCTATTGGGACGAAGTGAAAGCAGCTGCTAAAAAGGCGTATGACTGGATAAAAGAAAAATGGTCGTCTTTGGGTGAATGGTTTAAAAGTAATGTTTCCGAACCGATAAAAGAAACGTTTTCAAAAACATGGGATAAAATCAAAGACGTCTTTTCTCCCGCTACTGAATGGTTTGGAACTTTGTTTGGTAGCGTAAAACAGACATTCGACGATGTTTTCTACGATATCGGCGTTATAGCAAAGGGTTGTTGGGAAATTGTAAAAGCGGCTTGGAACAAAGGGGGGCCATGGTTTAAAGAAACCGTAATTGACCCGGTTTCCAACTTCTTCGGCGGAATGTGGGAGAGCTTGAAATCAAAGGCGAAGGATGCCTGGGAGGGTGTTAAAACGGCTTTTTCCCCTGTTGTAACTTGGTTTAAGGATAAGTTTACACAAGCGTGGACAGCAGTCAAAAATGTTTTCAGCGTAGGCGGAAAAATTTTTGACGGCATCAAAGAGGGCATAACTGCAGCATTTAAAGCTGTTGTTAATGCAATAATCGGAGGTATAAACAAAGTTGTTGCAATACCGTTTAATGCCATAAACAAGTCAATCGATAAGCTCAGAAATGCAAATATACTCGGCTTGTCGCCATTTGCTGATCTGCGCGATATATCGATACCTCAAATTCCAAAGCTTGCAACAGGTGCGGTAATTCCGCCGAACAGAGAGTTTATTGCGATGCTCGGCGACCAGAAAAACGGCACGAATATCGAAACGCCGGAGAGCTTGCTGCGAAAGGTCGTCAAGGAAGAAAGCCGCGGCAGTGATGGCGGCGACTGGCATATACAGGTCGTACTTCCTGACGGTACGATAAAAGGAGAGGCTATAGTAACCGCTGTTCAGAGATATAATCAAAAGAGCGGAAGGACAGTTATTCCATGCGACATATAAAAAGCAGCCCCTCTGAAAGGGGCTGCTTTCAATATGAAACAAAGGAACCGTAGAGAACTTTATCTTCAATTTCCGCATATGTAAGACTTGTTCCCTGTGAAGCGTAGGACATTTGAATTACAAAATCGCTGCGCAACAGTGCACCATAGGAGTTTTGTGAGTCAACCCATGCGCTGACCGTAACGGTGTCTTTATAGCGCGATACAATCCATGCGCTTGTATCCGTGAGGTCGGGGAACGACGCGGCTGATGGGGTCTTGAGGTATTGCTTAACATGTTGTTCTGCCATGCCCTTGTAATAATTTGACTCGTAGGAGCTGAGATAGTAATCTTCAATGTTTGCGAGGGCTCCGCCTTTTTTGGAGTTAAACAGTTCGACTCCGCCGCTCGAAATGTAACTCGTCTTTCCATTGGAAACGACAAGCGTTCCGGATATCTTATCGTTCGAAAACTTAAAGCTCTTATCCGTCGAGTTTGATGATAATGATTCAAAGTAAATCGGAGTGGAAATTCCCACTTTTTTAAAGTCGTTTATAACTTTTTGAGCCTGTTCATCCGAGAGGTCAGCGTAGAGCTTAAGTGCTTGGACTGAGACATCGCCAATATTCTGTGACGTAGCGGCTTCTGTCATTGGCGGCTCGCTCGTCTTGTTTTTGTCCTTGCTTTTATCTTTGCTTGCTTTCTTTTCTTCTTTAAGTTGTGATTCGGCGGCAAGCTTTGAATCATATTCAGATTTTTCTTCGGGGGTCATGTTATTGTAGTTGGTTTGTGCTCCACAAAAAATGAACACATTAGATGCAACAAAGCAAATCAAAGCTGCAACGACAAAATTCTTGCGGGGTTTCTTCTTGAAGATCCGCACAACTGCAATTACTAAAAAGGCGATTACACCCGCCAAAGATAAAAAGCCAAGTCCAAAAAGAACATTATCCATATTATTTTTCTCCTTTTTCTTTTTAATTTATCATGTTTTATTTTTTATGTCAAGAAAGAAGGTGGAACAACAGTGGCAACCGCTTTTAATCCCGGCGACAATCCGATAGCTACCGTGGACGGCGTAACTATGCCGGTATATCCGGACTCGGAGGACGGATATAAATGGGAGCTTGAGGACGCTTCGGCTAGCGACGCAGGGCGTACCGAAGATGTCGTCATGCATAAAAAACGTATAGGGCAGACCGATGCGGTAACGCTTAAATTTTCCGGGTTGTCCATAGCGAACGCGAGCAAGATTCTGAAAATGTTCAATCCGGAGTATATAACGGTCAAATACTTGAATATGCTCGAGGGCGGATATGTAACAAAAGAGTTTTATGTCGGCAACAGAAGTGCGCCGCTGTACAACAGCAGTCTGAATGTTGTTGACAATGTGACCTTTAAAATCGTGGCGCGAAAGGGGTGATGTCATGTATCCAATAACTTCTGCCGGGCTTGCGGCTCTGCGAGAGGATGTAGTGCAGTCCGTCAATATCCTCTGTACGCCTACCAAGGGCACGGCATTTAATATCACCGACAAGGACATCATCGGCGCGGTAACGGTGGACTGGTCGAGCGTCACGGGCAGTAAGCTTGATTTGGGCTCGGCGTGTATGTCAGAGCTGAGTTTTACTCTTGAGAATACCGACGGCGCGTTTGACGATAAGGTGTTCGAGGGCGCACAGCTGTATGTCACTACAAGCTTTCCGACGGACTCGACAACGGAGACCGTGCCTATCGGCTATTACACGGTGGACAGCCCTCCGCGCAAGCTCCGGAGCATCAAAATAACGGCTTATGACCGCATGGCGAAGTTTAACCGAGCCTATGATACTGAGCTTGCCTATCCTGCAACGCTGTATCAGATAGTCGCCGATGCCTGCACAAAGTGCGGGGTGTCGCAGAAGCTTCCGACGAACACTTTGCATCGGGGTGTGTCGATACCGAAACGCCCGGAGGCGGACAACCTGACCTATCGTCAGGTGCTTGTCTGGGCTGCGGAGCTCATGGGCGTGAGCTTGTATATTGACTATGACGGCAAGCTGACAGGCGGGTGGTATGCGACAAATGCCAAGCACACGGTGATAAAAGCTTCGGACCGTTTTACTTCCGGCAATACCGATTTCGCCGAAAACAGCATCGTGTTTTCCGGTGTGCGTATCGTCGGAAACGACGAGAACAAGACTGAATACCTCGCAGGCACAAAGGACTATGCCTTTAACATTGAGGGCAATCTTCTTGCGCAGAGTGATATGAATCTCAGCACACTGGCAACGGAGCTTAAAACCGCACGGTGCAGTCTTACATACACTCCGATGTCCTGCACTACGCACTCGTTTCCGCACCTTAGACCGCTTGATATTATGAAGTTTGAGACGGCTCAGGGGACGAAGAAGGTCGTGTTGACAAATGTCAAGTGGCAGTCACAGAACCGCTGCACGAAGCTCGAGGGCAAGGGCGAAACGGCAACGCAGTCGGGATATGCCACAATGGGCGCGTTTACACCGAAGCAGCAGGCGATACTCGAGCAGACCCGCGCACAGCAGGCGGCGCAAATCAACGACTTTGAGCAGGCGACCCTCGCGCTGAATGAGACCATCGCGAATAGTATGGGCTTATATGTCACGCGGAAAGCAGACAGCAATGGCGCGGTTATAACCTATTACCATGACAAGCCTACGCTTGAGGGGAGCAACACCATCTACTGCCGCAATGCCGGAGGTTATGCCTGGACTAATAACGGTTGGAACAACGGATCCCCGAACTGGGAGTACGGTGTATCAAAAGACGGTGACGCGGTTATCCGAAGCATTGCCGCAAACAAGATTTCCGCGAGTTATATCACGACGGATATCCTCTCGTCGCCGACCGGAAAGTTTTCTTTTAACTTGGACACGGGTCACATCGAAGCTTCCGACATCAACATCACTGGCGGCGACATAAACCTTGACGGCGGTACCCTGTCGATAGAGAGCGATGCATTTAAAACCGACTTGTCGGGCGGATATCTGCAAATGTACTACGCCACAAATATGGCGACGGGTACAAATTACAATTATTTGACTGTTACTGACGCAATGGTGGACAACTACTATTACGCGACATTTGCGTCGCCGTTGCCAAGCATTGATGGGATAAACACAAAAGGCTTTAGATTCGGCGAAAGCGACGAGAACAAAACCGGAATAATACATTGGCAGACCGATTATGCGCTTATCGAAAAGGCAAGAGCGCGGTTTAGACAGTGTGTCGAGGTCAACGAGATAATGACTGTTGACAGTAACGGCGAAAGTATAGGTTTTATATCTCACGCCCCATTCAGGTCAACGGATATAAGTGCGGAAATAGGTGCGACAAACGAAGCAAAAGCGTTTATGCAGCTTGCTAATAACTCAAAAGGCACAATTCCGGCGCGAATCAACATCTACTCAAGCGGTAGCGGCGGAGCGGGCATGAGCCTTGAACTTAAATCCGGTGGCGGGTACACTGGACGACTGTTTGTTGACAACACCGGTTTGTATGCGGAGTTTAACGGCAACGGTATTTACAAAAAACTTGCGTAAGGAGGTAAGTCTAATATGATAAAAACCGAACTTGAAAAAAGACTCGGCACAACTCAAGAGACCGCAAGACAGCTTGAACAGGAAACAAAACAGCTGACAAGCCGTCTTGAATATGTCAGGGCGGAGCTTATCAAACAGCTTGGCAAAATCGAGTTGTTGTCCGATATGCTCTCAGAGCTCGAAAAAACGCCCGTGGAGGGCGAGAACGGGGAGGCGGAAAAGAATGCAGACAAGAACGATAATGGTTGATTATGCCCGCCCTCGCGGGTATGACGTTGGATATCGAGCGGAGAACAACTTCACGGAGCTTTCTCTCCCCGTTCCCGCAGAGCTTGAGGGCGCAGACAGCTATCGTGTCTATTTTGAGTCCACAGTCGGCGAGTATCTGCAAACCGAGCTACTGACTCCTGCGGACGGCTATGTTACCGTCAAAATAACGAGCGATGTTGTGCCCGAGCCGGGCAACATGGCAGCGCAGCTTGTCGCTTTTGCGGACGGCGAGAGAGTCGGCTATGCGCCTATGATAACAGGCTCTGCAAAGGTGTCGATCCCGGACGGCACAGAGCGGTTGAGTCACAGCCTCGCCGCCGAAATCGCGCTTAACACTGCCGCGCGGCATTCGCACGAAAACAAGGCTGTCTTGGATAAGTTTGCCGAATCAAAAGACGGCAAGCCGACCTATGACGGCGAGGCTTTAGGCAGTGGTGGTGGCGCGTCAACCGCTGAAGACGTCAGTTATACCAACACACAGTTGCCGAATGCCGAAAATGTTAAGACGGCACTCGACAATCTCGTTTCTAACTCCCACAGCCACGCCAACAAAGACACACTCGACAAGCTCTCTGTCTCGAACGGCAAACTTCAATATAACGGTTCGGATGCCGGTTTAAAGGGCGACAAGGGCGATACAGGAGCAACGGGCGCGGACGGCAAAGACGGCAAAACGCCTATCAAAGGCGTTGATTATTGGATAGAAGCGGACAAGCAGGAGATAGTCGCGGACACACTCGCCGCCCTGCCAAAATGGACGGGAGGTAGTTATTAATGGCTTTTGATAAAATAGTTGATTCCATCCAACTTGATGCAGCCATAACTTATACAGCCGATTGCATTCGTGTTAAAACAGGCGATACTAGTCAGATAGCATGGGACTCCACCAAAGGTTTTGGAGACGCGGTTGACGCTATAGCTGGTTCAGACGAAGATGCGATAATCCAGCGCACGATATCGGGCGCATATTCAAACGACCGTATAACGACGGTCGGAGCGTGCGCATTTTTAGGATGTCAGGCTCTTACAGCGATTGATTTGCCTAATGTCACCCAAGTTAATCGCAACGCTTTTGAATCGTGCGTTCGGCTGTCGACAATAAATCTTCCCAAAGTCACCGCGCTTGACAGAGGTGTTTTTACAAATTCTGCAATACAACAAGCAAATTTTCCTTTGGTGACAACAATAGGAGACAACTGTTTTTACACCACAAAGCATCTGATATCTGCAAATCTACCACTTGTTACCAGTTTACCGATTGACTCTTTTCGCCTTTCGACAATTCAGACAGCTGATTTTGCGGCGATAACAAATATAAACCGAACGGCGTTTACCGACTGTACGAAGCTCGAAACGCTTATTATTCGCACTTCGTCAGTTTGTGTGATATCCGACATTTCGATTGCCTTGCGCGGGAGCAAGATAGCGTCGGGCACGGGGTATATTTATGTGCCTGACGACCTTGTTGACAGCTACAAGGCGGCGACAAACTGGGTTGCTTTTGCAGACCAAATCAAGCCGATTTCGGCGTTGGAGGCGAGTACATGATAAAAACAGAGACACGCACTGATGGACTTGTTTACACTTACAGCGACGCGGGCAAAATGATTCAAAAGGTCGGCACAGACGAGATATATGACACCGCCATAGACCTTGCGAATGCCGGATATACCTACGCGGAGACCGATGCAGACAGCGAAATAACCGACTTCGAGGCGCTTGAAATAATTACGGGAGGTGCGGATATATGACGCGAGCAGAAGCAAAAGCTTATCGCAACAAGATAGACGGTGTGTTGAAGAAGGTCACGACGGACGCAGAAGCTTTGGAGTATGCAGAGCTTTATCCGCTTTGGAGCGGATATGTCGATTATGCTGTCGGCAGTATAGTCCGCAGACCGAGCGGGCTCTATCGCTGCTACAACGCCATAACGGCAAATCCGACATGGTTGCCGGAAAACACCGCCGCGCATTGGGAGCCTATCACGGTCGGCGAAGACGGCACGATAGATAACCCGATAACCGCCGCTACCGGTCTGCGGTATTTCAAGGACAAGTATTATCTCGACGGCGGCAAAACATACAAGTGCATACGCGACGACAGCAACGGTCAAGGTACGATTTTACAGTATCTTCCGTCGCAACTTGTGGGCATTTACTTCGAGGAGGTGATTTGAAATGAATACGGAGCAGTTTGTAAGTTTAATTAAGCGTATCGTTGCAGAGTATGCAAACGCTCATTTAGATAAAAGCGATTGCAAGGAAATCACGGAAAACGATGTTTTTATTGTGTGGTTGTGTAAAACCTTACAGAACAGCAAGGCTTTGGCGAGCACAACGCTTTTTGACGGTATGTACTATGAGATAACATACAATGGAGACAAGCAGGAACTCTATTTGGATGCCTACAAAAAGTGGGAAAACAAGTGCATTAAAGCTGAGGAGGTGACTACATGAGCGGTGTAAACATCTTCTTGACGATTCTTAGTGCGTGCGGGACTATATGCGCAATAATCTTTGGCTATATCGCCTATAAGCGGAACAACAAAGGCGACAACCGCGACGAAGGCAAGAAAGACGGTGTTGTTTTGACGGAGCTGGGATACATAAAAAGCGGTGTCGATGACATCAAACGAAAGCAAGAAAAGCAGGATGACAGCATAAGGGAAGTCGTTGAAAGACTGAGTTCTGTTGAATCGTCCGCGAAACAAGCACACCATCGGATAGACGGCTTGGAGAGCCGTATGAGCGAAAAATAAGGAGGTCACATTTATGTTTGCAGAATTTTGGTCGGAGTACGGTATGACATTGATCTACACCGTTTTAACGGCGGTGCTCGGTTTCATCGGAATCGCGATAAAGCAGATTCTTTCGAAGCTTTCCGCCGACAAGACTAAAGAGTCGGTCGTGAAAACTTGTGTCAACGCAGCGGAGCAGCTGTATAAAGATTTACACGGCGAAGAAAAGCTTGCGAAGGTCAAGGAAAACATCGTTGAAATGCTCAATGAGAAAGGCATATCAATATCTGATATCGAGATGGACATGCTTATCGAAGCGGCGGTTGCGGAAATCAATAAGCAGCTTAAGAAAAAGGAGGGTGCTGAAAATGGCAAAGACTAATACAGGTCTCGTGGCATACGCAAAAGCGAACATCGGCAATCCGTATTGGTACGGCACCTTTGGGCAGGTCGGCACACAGACGCTGCTTGACTCGAAGCGCAAGCAGTATCCGTCTTTTTATACAAGCGCCAGATATGCGGCGTGCAAGAAAGATATCGGCAAGCGCGTGCATGACTGTGTCGGTTTGATAAAAGGCTACCTGTGGAGCGACAGCGCTACAGCCGCGCCGAAATATAGCGCCGCGCAGGATGTGTCGGCAAACGGTATGCTTGCCAAATGTACCGAACACGGCAACATAAACAAGATACCCGAGATACCCGGCGTCCTAGTGTTTATGGATGGTCATGTGGGTGTGTATGAGGGCAATGGCTATGTTATCGAGTGTACCGTCTCATGCGGCGGTGGCGTCGTCAGAACCGCGCTTAAAAGCCGTCCCTGGGTGCATTGGGGCAAATGTCCTTGGATAAGTTACAACAGCACTACAGCGGCACAGAAGCCGTCAGAATCGACCTCGAAACCGGGCGGCGGCATAAAGGTCGGAGATAAGGTAAAGATAACCGGCACGAACTATGCCACGGGACAGCGCGTACCTACTTGGGTGAAGCTGCGCAAATACACCGTAAGCAAGGTGCAGGACGGTAAAGCTCTGCTCAAGGAGATCAGCAGCTGGGTGCATACCAAAGATATAACAGTAGTATCGACGGCAAAGAAAGGTGTTGCAGTCGGTAGCACAGTGACTATCAAGAAAGGTGCTGTTTACGGCGGCTGTACCTCAGCGCGCGGAAAAGCGGTCCCGTCCGCTCAGCTTGCACCGACAAAGCACAAGGTAAGCAAGATACAGACAAACAAAGGCGTCAAAGAAGCCCTGCTCGGCGATATATCGAGCTGGGTAGCGGTGGCGAGCCTTGAGGAGGTATGATCTTATGGGAATAGCGATTCTGTATAATCTGCTCAACATGCTCGGACTCTACGGAGCTTGGGCTCTTGTTCAGATACTTAAGCTCTTCGGAGTGATATAAAAATGGCCGGGCAGGGGATTTTCCTCTGCCCGGCTTTTTGCGTTTTACAATGACGCAGCTCCCGGTCTGACCGAGAGCCACAAGAAATAGGATACAGGAACCCGGAGGCTCTTTAATTGCATTATAGCATGATATGCTTTAAAAATCAAGCAATGTTTGCTCAGGTAAAAATCGACCGTTACTACAGGGTTACTACGGATTTCATTTTGAGTGCATTGAAATAGAAATGAAAAAAGCCTTGAAACCGTTGATACACAACGACTTCAAGACTTCCTCTTTGGTGATCCATCGGAGATTCGAACTCCGGACACCTTGATTAAAAGTCAAGTGCTCTACCGACTGAGCTAATGGATCATATTCTTTTCACTGTGCGGAAGCTGTATCCGCAAATCAGCTTGATTATCATATAATATTTGCTCGAAAAAGTCAAGCCTTTTTTGTATTTTCTTCCCATTGTTTTCACTCTTTATGATAAATTGTGCTTATTTAACCCGAATATTCATTCCCGCCCGGCAGATACTATTCAGAGAAAACTGCCGGAGGCGCATTCTATGAAGATACTTTTTTATGATACAAAGCCGTATGACCGCGAGGCGTTCGAAAAGCTTGCAGGCAAATATTCCGACATTGAAATAGACTATCTCAAGACGGATATCTCTTATCGCACCGCGCCGCTCTCGAAAGGCTATGACGCCGTGTGCCTGTTCGTCGCGTCCGATGTCGGCAGGCGGGTCGTGGATATCCTCGCCGAGAACGGGGTCAGGCTCATTCTCATGCGCTGCGCCGGGTATAACAATGTCGATCTTCCGGCGGCGCAGGAGCACGGCATCTCCGTTATGCGCGTGCCGGGGTATTCGCCCGAGGCAATAGCCGAGCACGCCCTCGCGCTCGCGTTCGCCGTCAATCGCCGCATACACAAGGCTTATATAAAAGTGCGCGAGAACAATTTCAGCCTCATGGGACTGACAGGGGTCAACTTCTGCGGAAAGACGGCAGGAGTTGTCGGCACGGGAAAGATAGGCGCGTCGTTTGCGCGCGCCTGCTGCGGACTCGGGATGAATGTTATCCGCCGGAAGATCGACATTGTTATACCCGGCGCAGCGCATGAGAATGAGCCTG